CATACTAAAAGAAAGAGCAGAAACAGGTCGTATCTATATTATGAATATAGATCATTGTAATACTCACTCATCATTTAAAGATAGAGTTTATATGTCAAATTTATGCCAAGAGATTACTTTACCAACAGATCCTATTCAACACATAGACGGCGAAGGCGAAATTGCTTTATGTATTTTATCTGCCATTAATGTAGGAAAAATTGATAAAAGAGATGAACTAGAAGAGTTATGTGATTTAGCGGTTAGAGGATTGGAAGAAATTATAGATCATCAACAATATCCAGTTAAGGCAGCTGAAATATCCACTAAGGCACGTAGAAGTTTAGGTATTGGTTATATTGGTTTAGCACATTATCTTGCTAAAAAAGGTTATAAGTACGATCAAAAGTTAGCTTGGCGACAAGTAGATAAACTAACAGAAGCATTCCAGTATTATCTATTAAAAGCTAGTAATGAAATTGCTAAAGAAAAAGGCAAGTGTGAATACTTTGATAGAACAAAATATTCTGATGGTATTTTACCTATTGATACTTATAAAAAAGATGTTGATGAGTTAGTTAAACGAGATTACACTTACGATTGGGAATGGTTAAGAAAAGAAATAAAAGAACACGGTTTAAGACACTCAACATTATCAGCACAAATGCCAAGTGAATCTTCAAGTGTTGTATCTAATGCTACAAATGGTATTGAACCTCCAAGAGATTATTTGTCTGTTAAAAAATCTAAAAAAGGAACACTAAAACAAATTGTTCCAGATTATAAAAAATTAAAAAATAACTATACCTTATTATGGGATATGAAATCTAACGAGGGTTATATCAATATTGTATCTGTTATGCAAAAATATTTCGACCAAGCTATTTCAGGTAATTGGTCATATAATCCAGAACATTATGAAGATAATCAAGTTCCTGTATCAGAAATGGCACAAGACTTACTATCAACATACAAGTATGGTTGGAAAACATCCTATTATCAAAACACATATGACGCTAAGAAAGATATTGACGAGCCACAACACACTATAGATTATGATACACCAGTTGCAATAGTTGAAGACAAACCTAAAGAAGAAGAGGACGAGGCTTGTGAGTCTTGTACAATATAGATGTTTTTATGTGCCAATTTACCACACGTAGAAGTTTATGTAAAAAAGGAGTTTTTATATGACCACGAAAAAGGTCATGGAGAATTAGTTGAAGGTGTATGGGTTACTGTTAAATCCATACAAGGTAGGGCATTATACTTTGAAACGTATTTGCCTGAATATGGTGCAGTATATGATAAGTTACCTTTATCAGCATTTGTATGGAAAAAAGATTATGAAGGTGACTTACCTTTAGAAGAATTAGAATTATGGGACTGTTTTAGTTATGATATAACAGTTATAGAAAAAAGATTACTAAAAGGACAAAGAGCGAAGTATTTTGCTCCTAGTAGAAAATGGCACGAGGGTATATATTTGTTTACAATTGATAGCTGTAATCCAGACTCAAATAGACTAAATACTACCTTTAGTGAAGTGCCAACGCAACATAAATCGTTTAATGTATTAAAACTAAACAACGGTTATTTTGCGGCTCAACCCAACAATCGTGTTTTGATTTTGGATAAATCATATACACCGAAGACTTTAAAGTTTCCAGACTTTAAAGTTTCTTCTATTGAGTATTCCGTAGAAGATAAGGTAAAACAAACCTTTGGAGATGAAACGGAGTTTTTCTACGGAGTAAAAGATGAAAGCAAGCCTATTAATACATAAGCACCTTATCATTCGTGCTGAAGTTAACAATCCACCAAAAGATGTAGATAAGTTAACAGAATGGTTAAAGAGTTTTATAGAGTCTATTCATATGAAAATTATGATGGGACCTTATGTGGCATACTGTAATAATGAGGGTAATAGAGGCATAACTGGTGTTGCAGTAATAGAAACAAGTCATATTGCAGTACACGTATGGGACGAACCTGTACCTGCGTTAATGCAGTTAGACGTGTACAGTTGTGCTGAATTTAATCCTTATCTAATTGCTGATAAGATAAAAAAAGACTTTGATGTAGTAAAAATGGATTATAAATTTTTAAATAGAGAAACGGGTTTAAAACCTATACGATTACAAAAGGAGTATATTAAATAATGGGAAAAAGTGTGTTTAATAAAGACAAGGAGTTAGACGCCACAAAACAGTTGATGTTTTTCGGTCCTGATTTAGCCGTACAAAGATATGATAATATGAAGTATCCTATCTTTGATAAGTTGAACCAACAACAATTAGGTTACTTTTGGAGACCTGAAGAAATATCTTTACAAAAAGATAGAAATGATTATCAAACTATTAGTGAACAACAAAAATTTATATTTACTTCTAATTTAAAATATCAAACAATGTTAGATTCAGTACAAGGAAGAGGACCTTGTCTGGCATTTTTGCCTTTCTGTTCCTTGCCTGAATTAGAAGGTTGTATTGTAACGTGGGATTTTATTGAAACAATCCATAGTAGAAGTTATACTTACATTATTAAAAACTTATATTCTAATCCTAGTGAAATATTTGATACTATTTTAAAAGATGAAAAGATTGAACGTAGAGCTAAATCTGTTACTCAAACATATGACGATTTAATTGCTACGGGTTACCAATGGACATTAACACCAGATAAAGTGGATATGTATGAATTGAAAAAGAAACTATATCTTGCTATGGTTACAGTAAACATACTTGAAGGATTAAGATTTTACGTATCATTTGCTTGTTCGTTTGCTTTTGGTGAACTTAAATTACTAGAAGGTTCTGCTAAAATTATATCATTTATTGCTAGAGATGAATCACAACACTTAGCAATGTCACAAAGAATTATTAATAATTGGATCGACCATGAAAATGATAAAGAGATGTTAAAGGTAATTAAAGATTGCGAAAAAGAAGTTTATCAAATGTATGATGACGCCTTACAAGAGGAAAAACGTTGGGCTACATATTTGTTTAGTAAAGGTTCTATGATTGGTCTATCAGAAAAACTATTACATCAATTTGTAGAATATATGGCAAATAGAAGAATGAAAGCTATACAATTAAAACCTATGTATGATCAAAAAACAAATCCATTACCATGGGTTGAACATTGGTTAAATAGTAAATCAACTCAAAATGCTCCACAAGAAACAGAAATTGAATCATACGTCATTGGTGGTATTAAACAAGACGTTAAAAAAGATCAGTTTAAGAAATTTAAACTATAATAACATGAAAGTTTTTATAATGGTAATACTATTAGGCCAAATAGATATTACAGGTACTTATTTCTACACAAAGTTTGAAGAAGATCCTCTTATACAATACAAAACAATGAATGAATGTCTAATTGCTTCTAAAACTAGAGGAGATAAAATGTATAAATCATCTAAAAAATATCCCGAATTGGGTATTGTTGAAATAAAGATTGATTGTATAGAAACAAAATCTAGCAAGAAAGGAACAATTTAGTTAAATGTCAACAGAAAAACTAAAAACCGAGTGTACCTCCTGTGAAACTAAATATACAGTAGAATGGAATATAAATCAACAAGATTTACTTCCTACTACTTGTCCGTTTTGTGGTTTTGAAATAGAAACGGATGAAGAAGAGGTTTATGACAGCAATAACGAAGACGATAGTTGGGATTGATTATAGTTTAACAAGTCCTGCCTTATGTATTAATTGTGATGATGAATATATGTTTTATTATTTGACAAGTAAGAAAAAATACATTGGTCAAATGGCCAAAAATATAATAGGGTTTGAACATAAAGAATATAAAACACCAATAGAAAGATTTAGTCAAATATCTGATTGGGCAATCAATACATTTAATAGATTAAAATTTAATAAAGAAACATTAAAAGTTTTTATTGAGGGTTATTCATTTGGATCCAAGGGTCAAGGTATATTTCAAATTGCTGAAAATTGTGGTATATTAAAGTATAGACTACAAGAATTAAAATTTGATTATGACACAGTAGTACCTAGTGTAGTTAAAAAGGGTGCAACAGGTAAAGGTAATGCAGACAAAGATATGATGTATGGTGCCTTTACAAAAGAAACCAAAATAGATTTAAAAAAGATATTTGATACAGATAAAGTAGGTAATCCTATATCAGATATAGTTGATAGTTATTATATACAAAAAATTGGATATGAAAATCTTAAAAGCAAAAAATTATCCTGAAGATATTAAACAAGAAATTATAGAGTTTAATGTATCAGAATTAATACTAACACCACCCATATATTGGTTAGAAAAAAGAATGGATGCTTATGGGTATGGTGAAAGCTTTGAAAAACATGGAATGTTATATCCTATAAGTGTTTCCACACACAATCCAAAATGGGTTAAGGATAGAATTATGCCTAAAAATCCACATCACGTAGAAAATGGTGATTTAAAACCAGGTTTATATGTACACACAGGCAATAAAAGAGTCCTTTGGGCTAAGAAAAATGGTTACGAAAAAATTGAAGGTTATTTAATAGACGAAATGGAAGATAGAAATAAAATTAAAACCACTACAACTATACCACATAAGGACATACCTAAATGATTAAAAAAGTAAAGGGTTGGTATCTACCAGATTATGACACACACTTTGAATCAATGTTAATAGAAGTAGATGGTGAATACACTTATCAACAATCACATAGAGATTTTGTTTTAAGCCATGTTAAAAAGTTTGATGTTGCAATTGATGTAGGAGCAAATGTAGGTTTTTGGTCAAAAGATTTTTGTAAAAAATTTAAAAAGGTATGGGCATTTGAACCTGTAAAAGATATTTCAGATTGTTATAAAAGAAATATGCAAGATTTTAAAAACTGGCATTTAGAACAAGTTGGACTATCAGATAAACAAGAACAAGATGTACCATTATATAAAGGAATAGAAAATTCAGGTGGTGGTTCTTTAGTAGAAGGATTTGAAAGTGCAAGTAACAAAATAGAATATGTTGATATTAAAATGATGGATAACTATATTAACGATTTTGATACAGTTGATTTAATTAAAGTAGATATACAAGGACACGAATATGAATTTTTAGTAGGAGCTTTAAAATTTTTAAATAAGTTTAGTCCCACACTTTCATTAGAGTTGCCTATTAGAACACAAGAAGAAAAGACTTACGCTAAACATACTAAAAAGTTAATAGAAGATATAGGGTATAG